TTTCCGATCCTCATGGTTCGTCAAAGAACGTATCCAGAATGGTTGAAATGGGGGTGGCGCTCGGAAGTCTAATAGACGATGTAATATGCACCGGTGATATGGTTAATGATAAGTATACAGACGGGTACGCATGGTGGGGCGATATTGATGGAGCGGAGAATATCCTTACATGTATTGGAAACCATGATGTCACGGATGGTTCAACCTACAGTAAATATGTAATAACTCCAGAAGAGGCATATGGCACATATTTTGCACCATATATTAATCATTGGAACGTTGAACATACGGGGAGCTTAACTTATTACTATAAAGATTATGTCCCAAAAAAAATACGTCTTATAGTATTGGATTATTTGCTGGAAAACGATGCGGCAAACGCACAAAATGCATGGTTGCAGGCGACACTTTCTGGAGCAAAAACGAACGGTTACACGGTTGTAATAGCACAGCATTGCCCGGTCAGCAGTTTTTCTAAAATTGCGTGCAACTTCACCATGATTGATTCTGTGACTCCTTACCAATATCCGACAATATATCAACAGTCCGTACAGTCATTCATTGACGGTGGAGGCAAGTTTGCGTGTTATATAGCAGGGCATACGCATTTTGATATGCTTTGCATCAATCCGGACTTCCCCAATCAAATCTGCATTAATGTTACATGTGCGACTACAAGTGGGAGAGATAACGACCAGTTGCGGAAAAACAATACGAAATCACAAGATGCGGCAAATGTTGTGATTATTGATACAGACAGCAACACTATAAAACTCATTCGAGTTGGCGCAGACAAAGATAAGTATCTTAGGGAGAGAAATGCGCTTGCGGTTTCGTATTCAAACAAGAGTATTATTACAGAGCATTAAGGAGTGATTTATGGCACTACGCTACTGTTTTGAACAGTCTTATGTTGCCCGAACCCTATCCAAGTCCAAGCCCCACGACCTTGCCGTGGTAGACACAGAAGGCTGTGAAGATGCTGTCCGAAATGCCGTCAAACGTGGCGTTTTCATCTACGGCTATCTTAATACAGGGGCGCTTGAAAAAGAGCGTCCCTACTACAACGACTTCAAACATCTCCGTCTTGCTCCCTATGACGGATGGGACGGCGAATACTGGATTGACCCCACGGACAGGGACTGGCAACAGCATTTAATCAGTGAAGCTAAGCGGATGAAAAAACTCGGTGTGATAGGGCTGTATCTCGACAATACGGATATTTATTACATGGTGACAGAAGGTTTCCGAAGCCCCCTGCGAAAAAGCCCGACTCCGCAGGCGGTCTATACGGCATTGTCGAATGTCATCCTCAAGATTTCCAACCTCGGAATGATCGTGATGCCCAATGGCGGGGATGTGTTTGTGCGAAAGTTCATGCGAGCACATCCGTCCGTCATCAAGACAGTGAATCAGGAAGGCGTGCTCTATCAGGACAAGAAACGGCAGTCCAAGGAAGATACCGAATACTTCACGGAGTATCTTGACTGGTGCAAGAAAAAGGGCATCTATATTCGTGGGATTGAGTATCCGAGAACCAAAGCACAGGCTGTTCATGCACAACTGTATTATGCAAAACATGGATGGCAAGGCATCTACATCTCATACCATAAGGATTTACGAGGTGACTGAATGGACGAACTTAAAAAAGCAATCGCCGTTGCGGATGTTCTCCTGAATGTCTACGGCACGAAGCAGACAAGGGTTGACCGGCTCACGAAAGTATACGGCGAAGATGGTGCGGAGGAAATACAGCAGGCGGTCAATGACTGCATTTCGAACGACTTGGAAGACAGGTATCTCGCCATTGCCTGTATCGCCGGACACTATGGAAACGACAAAGACCGTCAAAAGGCGCTCGGCAAGTGGTCAACTAAAACGCAGGATAGAATCAACAAAATCCATGACATGCGTGGAAAGACCGTTGACCAAGCCGCCAAGGATGTTATCAACGGCAATTACGGCAAAGGTTCTGTGCGCGAACTGCTCCTGACCTTCTGCGGCTATACACCGGGGGTGGTGCAGGCAAGGGTCAACCTCATCCTGCATCCCATCAAAGAGACAGAAACGTCTACACGTTTCCGCATCCACGTGGAGCATTTCTGCCGTAAGGACGAATCCGCATATGGTGCGTGCACGGCAATATTCCAGTACGCTCCCGATGGTTCAATCGCCAAGTGTATCCTGATTGATACGGCAATGGACAAGACTGCGGATGTGGTCATCTCCGACCTGAGAGAGCAGGGCGTAAAGCAGATTGATGCTCTCTTTATCTCCCATGCCCACGGCGACCATTACGGTGGACTCACCAAGGTCTGCAAAGCCTTCCCTGTCAAATGGCTCTATCTGCCTGACCCGACAGAGCTTGACAAATACCAGCGGACATACGGCAATGCACTCCGCAGGCAGTCCAAGAAGGTAAAGAACTTCCGGTGGTACAAGCAGGGCGACAGTGCCGTGATTGGAGAGATTAAATACCACTGTCTCTTTGCTCCGAAAGCGAAAGACCTGTCCGAGCATGACTCGCACCATTACGTCAACAACATGAGTCCGGTCAACTATTTCGAGTGCGGTGCGTTCATCTGGCACACTGCCGGAGACATGCAGAATCCTGCGAACAACCTTTTTGTGTCAGCCATGAAGAAGGCCGGAGTCAGCACCAAGTGCCACGGGCTTGAATTTCACTGGCACACGGACGGCAATGCGACAAATGACGACCTGATGGAAGCTACAGAGCCGATAATCTGCGCATCGAACTACCACCATCCCAAATGGCGTTCAGGTCGCAAAGGCCCAAAGCAGAAAGCGGAGAAGGTCGGAGCGCACTGTTATTCCACTGCGGACGATGGGCATGTGGAGATTGATGTGGACGGAAAGAAGGTCACGGTCAGCACATCAAAATCCGGCAAGCACGACACATACACCATATAGGAGGACACCATCATGGACACGCCTATCATTTTTACACCCTCACAGTTGATCACAATCTTCCTGGGAGCGTGTGGACTTATTACAGCAACAGCCGCAGCCGGTGGTGTAATCATCACATGGATTCACAAGTTCAAAGCCCCAAACAGGCTACAGGACGAAAAGCTCAAAGCCCATGAGGAATGGTTGAAGAAGCATGACGCAATGCTTACAAACGACAACAACCGCCTCAAAAGCCTGGAAGAAGGCACAAATATCACTCTGAAAGCCTTGCTCGTACTTATCCGGCACGGAATAGACGGAAACGATGTAGAGGGTATGAAGCGTGTCCGTGACGAATTACAAAGCTATCTGATCAGTAGGAAGGAATAAATATGACAGAAATCATTACTCTTGCAATCCGACTTGCAATCGCAATCATGACCGGAATCTGTATTCCGGCTTTCAAACACTGGCTTGATACAAAGACAGAAAATGAAAAGCTCAAGCAGATCAGAGATACCGCAGAGACCGCTGTTTATGCTGCGGAACAGCTTCTGAGAAAGACCGACCCTGATGGTGAAGAGCGCAGGAAATACGCACACAGAATCATTGCTACGACTGCTATGCGGCTCGGTGTATCGCTTACAGATAAAGAGATTGATTCACTGATTCAGGCGGCAGTACAGGAACTGAATCTGATGAAGCATGGCGGCCTTGAATTTACGGAGGTAGCAGATGAGGACATGGATTCCTGACGTATCAGAGCATCAGGGTAAAATTAACTGGGAAAAGCTCAAAGGCAAGATTCCAGGGGCTATCATCCGCATTGGATACGGTGATGATATACAGCCACAGGATGATATTTACGCCCATTACAATATGAGCGAGTGCAGGAGGCTCGGAATTCCCTTTGCTGTTTACATCTACAGTTATGCAAAGAATGCGTCGCAAATCCGATCAGAGATTGCACATACAAAGCGGGTGTGCAAGGGATATGATCCGATATCCTACTGGCTTGATCTTGAACAAAGAGACAACACTGCTATCTGGAGAGTAGCAGCGGACTTGTGGAAAGAGGCCTTCGGAGACAAAGCCGGTGTTTATTCCTGGCAGTGGGCATTTGAAAAGCATGTGAGATCAGGCCGGAGATGGGTTTGTGCTTACGGCAAAAACAGCGGAAAGCCCGACAGAACCTATGAGCCGTCATTGCCTGGTATTGATGGATGGCAATTCACAAGTAAAGCTATTCTCTCCGGTGTTCGTGGCTTTGTTGACCTGTCGGAATGGTATGTTCCGTTTGCCGATGCGAAACCCATTGAAATCAAGCCTCACAGACGAGTAGTCACCAAAAAAGAAGTCGCTGCGCTGATCATGCGACACCTGTGCACCCACGACAAACACGGCTATACACAGGACATGAAAGGCCGACAGGGAACAGGCACAGAAACCATTGATATTTATGGTGTTCCGTATACCATCAAATCCGGAGACCGTGACTGTTCATCGGCTGTTATTTCGGCATATGAAGCAGCAGGAATTTCATGTGGTGGTGCATCCTATACCGGCAACATGAAAAAGTGCATGACCGAAACAGGAAACTTTGCATGGCGGTCAATGAACTTTGTCGCACAGATGGGAGACACCTATCTCAATGAAAAATGCCATACCGCTATGTGCCTGTCAGCAGAACCGGAT